CAGAAGATGGCACAACAGCTATCCATGCAGCACGGCGACCAGAACAGCGGCGCGGCCTTTGATGCAATGGGCTTTGGGCAGGGAATTCAAGATCAGATGTTTGGGCAGTCTCTAGCCAACACACAGCAAGCCGGGAACATGCAGCAAGCGCAGTGGAACAACCAGAACAACGCGGCCAATCGCTCAGTACAGAAGTACGGCATGGATCAGAACTTTAACTTGGGCAAATCAGGTCAGGACTTGCAGCGTTACGGCATGGATCAGAGCTACCAGTTAGGGCAAGGCCAACTTGGAGTACAGAGACAGAATCAGGACTGGAATGAGTTTATGGACACCAACGGCGTAGACTTCCGTGATGCACAGTTTAATGAAGGCAACCGGAGATTTGACCAGAACGCTATGATGGCGCTGTTTGGTATTCCGCAGGCGGGTGTGAATGGACAGGTTGGAACCAATGTTGGTGATCCTACAGCACCGTGGGAGCAGTTCGCCGGAAACGCTAGCGACTTTTTCAGGAATCAGGGGTAAGCCATGCCAACTCCACTCAGTAGATACAGCCCTCAAGATGCTATCGACCAGCAGACCAAATCCCTTAAAGTCGATGAAGCCACGATTCAGAACATGATTAGTCAGCTTGGCGGTGGTCAGCAGGGTAGCTCGCCTATCCAGATCAACAGCAACTATCAGCAGCCCTCAGTACAGCGCGATATGGCCAGCCTGGAGGCCGCAATGTTGATGGGCAATGCCAACCAAAACCCCGAACGGTTCGGCGGCCATGCGGCTAACAGGGCCATGCAGCAAAACGCGCTACGGCTTGAGAGCGAGGCACAGGAACAGCAGCAACAAGCATCCCAACAGAAGGCCATGCAAGAGCAGCAAATGGCAGAGCAGGCCGAGATTGAACGCCGCAAAGAATACGTCATGAATGTAGGGCCAATGCTGGAAGCCAGATATCCCGGCATGGACCCTGAAAAGATCAAGGCAATGGCGTTGCAGGCAGCGGCACAGAATACGCCTATTGAGAAACTATTACCGGATACGGCAGGCAGCTTTGAGACATTAAGCCCAGAGCAGGCGGCACAGATGGGGCTTAATCCCGAGGGCTCTTACCAGAGAGATACAGGAAGCGGCAAAATATCAGCGATTGGCGGCGGTGGTACTACTGTAAACGTAGGGGACAGGATGCCACCGGATATGATTTCTGATGGTCAGGGCGGCTGGATTCCGCGACCGGGTAGCGATACAGATTACAAACGCTCTCGGGATAAAATGAATGATGCTCAGGCCAGTGAAAAGGCAGCCACAACAGCCGCGAACCGCACAGCAGGTATACAGCGCGCTGGCGGCACGGTTGTTCAAGATTTAGGCCGCGCCAAAGCATTAATTACTGACATGGTTGGCGGTGGCGGTGTAGTTGGTGCAAATGCTAGATTGGCTAAATCCAAACTTGCTGGTACACCAGAGTATTACGTCAATGAGTTTATCGACTCCGCTAAATCAAACATAGGTCTTGACAAGTTACAGCAGATGCGTGAAAGCAGTCCTTCTGGTGGCGCATTGGGTCAGGTTCCAATACAGCAACAACTAAGGCTTGAAAAGGTACTTGGTACTGCCGATGTTGGCATGACGCCAGCAATGATGGATGACAACATAAGCAGAATACAAAACATCTACTTTGACATCATGTACGGCTCCAAGCCAGAGCGCAATCTAGCCATTGAGCAAGGCAAGATGACGCAGGAAGAAAGCGACCAGATTGATAGCCAATACTTCGACCTGTCATTTGATGAACTTGGGATGCCGGTAGAGGGCGGCGCAAATAATGAATACTTTAATATTAGCGATGAAGATTTGATGAAGGCGTTAAACGGTGGATAAGCTTGAGCTAATGCAAGAGGCTGATAGGCGCGGATTGCTTACGGGCGAACAAAAGAAAATGCTAGACGAGGCTAAAAGGCGCGGGCTAGTTGGTGGCGCAGAGAAGCGCGGCATTGGGCAGGATCTGGGCAGGCAGGCAGGCTTGTCAGGCAGAGCAATAGCGGGCGGATTGGCTCAAATGGTTGAACCGTTTACCGAGCCTGTCAGATACCTGATGAATAAAGCCCTTCCAGGCAATCCAATTGGAAACATTGAAGCGGCGACAGATGATGTCGCAACATCTATGGGGGTTCCTGAACCTGAAAGCGAAAGAGAAAGAAACGTGCAAGGGATTGGTAGGTTTGCAACGGGCTTTGCCGGTGGCTTTGGAGGCGCTAACAAAGTTGATGACGCAGTAATGGGTGCATTGGGCATGGCTAACCGCGCCAAACCAATAGTACCGACAGCGGAGGGTGTTAAAGAGACTGCAAATCGACTGTACAAAGAGGCTGATGATTCTGGTTTAGTTATCCGCAATGAGAGTTTTGGAAATTTTGTTAATGAGCTTGGTGATTTGGTTAAGACCACTGGCATTGACAAAGACATTCACCCTAACGCAACCGCAGCAATAAGGCGGCTAAGTGAAGCGGCTGAGGAGGGGAAGGACATAAAGATACAGGAATTTGACATACTGAGGCGCGTTGCCAATGCCGCACGTGGCAGCATGCAGGCGGACGAGAGGAGGATAGGATCAGAGATTGTAAACGCAATGGATGACTACATGGGCAGCATTGGTAAAGTTGATGTGTCCTCGGGCAACCCAGCAACAGCCCATGAAGCACTCACAGCCGCACGCCAAGCATGGACTAAGGTAAGCAAATCAGATCAGATACAGGAAGCTGTAGAGAAGTCCGCACTTGATGCAGGTAATTATACCGGATCAGGGTTTGAGAATGCGTTGCGTAAAAACTTCCGACAAATAGCCAAAAATAGTAAACGTATGCGCGGATTCTCACCAGAAGAAAGGCTTGCAGTTAAGAAGATTGCCTCTGGTGGCACTATTGATAATGCAATGCGTATGCTTGGCAAGCTTGCACCTACTGGCATTGTATCGGCAACGCTTGGCGGTGGGGCAGGTTATGCGGTAGCCGGTGTTCCGGGTGCTATGGCGGTACAAGGTATCGGGATAGGCGCAAGGCGGGCAGCAACTAAAAGAACAGTGGGCAACTTGGAAGATTTAAATGAATTGGTTCTGACCGGAAAGAAGGCGGCAACAAAGGGGGCTCCTGATTGGGTGCTTCCGTGGCTGTCTGGAACAGCACTAGGAACAGACACACAGGAGTAACTAATGGAACTGCTTACAGCTATATTTGTTGTTTACTGCATGCACTTGCTCAGTAAGTGGCTTGATAAGCGCGCCACCAGAAAGTTTGTAAATAAGATTTGTGGAGAGAGCAATGATTTTTGATTTTCAATGCCATACATGCAAACGCATAGACACCGATGTGTACCTGAGACTGCACCACAAAGAATCAGAACTCCCCGTGTGTTGTGAATATCCAATGAGCAAGGCGCACTTTCAAGCGCCTGCCGTTCATTGGCGGGATTACCAGCTACCTGACGGTGGTTTTAAGGTAGGCAAGGAAGGCACTGTTATCACATCCCGCAAAGAGCGCCGCGAGTATATGAAGGCTAACGACTTGATTGACTCCAATGACCTTTATGCGCCACCAACCAAAGCCGAGGAACGCATAGGCAATGAAGAACGCGCCGAATCAATTAACGCTATTACACCGACAGAAAGACAGGCAACCGAGCTAAAGAAGGCCGGAATATTAGATGCTATTTAACCCACGGAGAACGTTATGAACGCACCTGCCAAACAGCAGCAAGCGACAGAAAGCTCACTAGAAGATCAATTGAGTGATGCCTTTGATTCACTGGAAGCGGCAGACGCTGCAAAACCAGAACCTGAAACCACCGGCGAGATTGAAACCGATGGAGAACTTGAAACCTCAGAAGATACAACCGAAACAGAAGAAACAGAATTAGAAGCAACGGACGAAGAACAAGAACCAATAGAGGCCGTTGAAGCTCACGAAACAGATGAAGCGGTATACGACACGCCAGCGCCTGAAAGATGGCCTGCTGAGATGCGTGAACGTTATGCCAAACTACCACCAGAAGCACGAAAGTTACTGATGGAAGATGTGTACAAGCCTATGCAGGCAACGTACACAAAGAGCACACAAGAATTTGCAGCCAAACGCAAATCAGTCGAGCCAATGATCGAAACCTTGCAGCGTTACCGCGAGCAATTCGATAAGGCTGGAATATCCCCACAACAGGCTTTTGATAAAGCTATGGCGTGGGAGTCACACCGCCTTAATGTCAGTCCTGAACAGTACCAGGTTGACTGGAACAAGGCGCATGGAATTGAAAGTAAAGGGCAACAATCAGACGACTCAGACGAATGGTTGACCCCTTTTGAAAAGCGCATGAAAGCGCAGTTAGATGACGTTACCAAGCAGATCAGCAGCACCGCAACTCAAGCCCAAGAGCGCGAGCAAGCACAGCGCAACGATGCCCAGCAACGCCACCAGCACGAAGTAAGCTCCGGAATACAAAACTTCGCGCAAGCAACGAAGAACGGTAAACCTTTACACCCTCATTTCGAGAAAGTAGCGCAGCATATGACCGGCCTGATTCAAGGCGGGGTAGTGTCCAGACAAGACAGTAACGGACAGCCCCTGCCAATGGCCCAGCAACTGGAAAGTGCTTATGAGATGGCTTGTCGATTAGATCCTTCAATCGCAGCCGCTCAGACTACCCAGACTCGCGCCGAGCAAGTGAAAAAAGCAGCAGCCGCCAATCGTTCAGTAGTAGATAAAAATCCCGCTGGACAAGTGGATGTCAGTGGTAGGCCGCTAACGGATACCATTAATGATGTTTACGACCAGCTAAACCGATGATTCAGGAGACATATTATGTCTGTTAACTTGACAGAGGTGATTGCAACTACGCTAGCACACGATAGTGGTAAAGCGGCAGATAACGTCACCAACTCGAATGCCCTGCTTTGGAAGCTCAAAGATATGGGTCGTATCACAACTGCCGGCGGCGGTTATGAACTCCGTGAGCAATTGCTCTATAACGAACTCGCTACCAAGTTTTATGATGGTTTCGAGACATTCACAATCGACACCTCTCAGGAAGTAGTTGACGCCGCTGTTTATCAGTGGAAACAACTGGGCGGATTCTCGTTCATCTCTGGTAAAGAGAAAAACATGAACCGCGAGAAATGGCAGATTGTCAACATTGCCAACGCTCGTATTAAGGCGCTGATTGCTGGACTTGAGAATAAGACTGGTTTGTCATTGTATTCTCTTGGTACTGGCGAAGGTGGCAAAGAGTTCGGCGGCTTGCGCTTGCTTGTTTCTGATGACGGCGCGGGTACAGTGGGCGGCATTAACGCCAGCACTTACGCGTGGTGGCAGAATCAGAATGACGTTGCTGCCGGAACACTGGTAACAGCGAACATTCAAACCAGAATGAACGCCATGCAACTGGCAACTACACGCGGCAAAGATCAAGCAGATTTGATTGTAGCTGATGCGACATTCTTTACCGCGTATTGGGAATCATTGCAGGCTAACGCTCGCTTCACTAACTCGAAGATGGCTGATGCTGGTTTCCGTACACTTGAGTTTGTGGGCGCACCTGTTTGTTATGACCCGCAGTGTGCAACTGACCTGACAGCCACTGGCACTGGTCGCATGTACTTTTTGAATACCAAGTACCTGCAATTCCAGAAAGCCGCTGGTCGTTTCTTCTCAACTGAGGAAGCGCGTAAGGTAGAGAACGCGGATTATGATGTAATTCCGAACTGGACTATGGGCAACCTGACAACTGATGGACGTTTTTTGCATGGCGTTATCGGTAACGATGGCTCTGCATAGTTAGTAACCTGTGATTGCCCCTTTCGAGGGGCGGTCATTTTAACCGGAGTAGTTTATGGCAGAACTTACACAAGAGCAGCTTGAGGTAATGGTAGAGGGCAGGTCGCCTAACCCCAATGTGGTGTTCTATGAATCAGCACGGCTGGATCAGGCCGCCTCCAGAGAGTCAGGCAGGCGCATGTACAAGACGCAGGTATTTGTCAAAAAGACCCAGCCGGGTGTAACTGATTGGGCCTCACACGTTGCCCAGCCAAAAGACCTTAACGACTTCCCAGATGAGTACGCCTATTTTATGGGCAACAAGCAGGGCGATAGATTGCCGGGTATCGAGATAATCCCTGGGCTTGGAATAATTCACATGCAGGAGCTGATTGATTTAGGGCTTCTGAACATCAAGGCACTGGCCGAGGCCATTGTCGTACCGCCTAACCTGCAATACGCGCAGGACAAGGCAAAACGCATTTACGCAGCAATGAAGGATGATAATCATGAGCAAGAAGAAATCAGCAAAGAAATCAGAAGTGAAGCAATCGACACCGGACACATCGCCAGCGGAAACAGAGAAAGTATCGAATCAGCCATTATCGAAAGACGGGAAGAAACTGTACAAGCTGGACGCGACAACGGAAGTTTACCTGTATCCGAAGGACGCGACCGGCCTGACACTGGCAACCAATCCGATAGCGGACGAGATACCCAAAGGCCACACCAGAGTGGACAAATCCACGGTGGTCAAGTCTCCAAAGGCGTAGATTGCAACTGGTCCGCTAGTTTTAACGTGGGGTAATGTATGGCAACGATTAAGACAATGCTAAACAATGTGCTGGCTCAGTCGGGTTTTTTGGAGAAGCCTGCCTTCTTCTCAGCTTCTGACCCCGATGACAAACAGATGACCGCAATTGCCAACCGTGTAGCTGATGAAATATTGAATTACTTTACGTGGCCAGCAATGCGTACCAGTGGGTCAATAACAATGACCACAGCAACATCCTATGACCTGCCAGTCGACTTCAAGGAGCTTGTGCCGGATTCAGCATGGGAGACAGATGGGAGCAGGAAAGCCAATTGGCCTGTACCCGATAACACTTGGTATATGTACAAGTATTCGGCATTGTCTTCCGGTATCACCATGCAGATTAAAATGTATGGGGACACCATCCAGACCGTTGACCCTGTAGAGGGTGAGGTAGTTTCGTTTGATTACATCAGCAAGTATCCGACACTAACAGCAGGCTCAGTGGCACAAGAAAAGTTTACTGCTGATACCGACACATGGAAGATGGATGATCAGTTGCTCACGCTGGGCATACAGGCACACTGGCAGCAGGCTAAGGGTATGCCGTCCTATCAAGAGCATATGATGAACTACCGGCTGAAACTGAATGAAGCAATCGGCAGGGCAAGCGCGGCGCAAACCATCAGCGATAAGCGCGGCCCATTGTTTGGCTCGCCTTACTACCCTCTCTGGCGTTCATAATGAAGTCAGTAGCCGTATCAATTGATGCCACAATTTCCGGATGGGACGCATACAACTCAACCGATAACATGCCGCCTGATGCAGCGATTATCCTTGATAACCTGATTCCGGGCGCTGGTACGGTCGATACCCGCATGGGACAGATAGTCTATGCCGATACAGGTACAGGACTACCAGTTGAGACAGTTATATCCCTGAACACATCAGCGACCACAAAACTGCTTGCTTGCTCTGCCGGAGGGGTGTTCGATGTAACTAACCCTCTCACCATAGGTACGATTTCAGCGGCGGCAACATTTACCAATGACCGTTGGCAGTGTAAGAACTTTCGCACCGCCGCATCTACCGGCGTTTTATTGATGTGCAATGGCGTAGATGATGCGCAGGTACTAGTAAGCCCTTACACGTCTCTGACGGCTATCACAGACACCGACACGGTGGGCATAGACTTTATTGGGGTCGAGGTATTCAAAGGCAGGGCATATTACTGGAAGGATGATGATGATGCTTTCTACTATTCTGCAGCCGGTAGTTATCAGGGCGTTTTAACCCGATTTTCATTAGGTTCATTGGTTCAGCGTGGCGGCAAGTTGAAGATGGTTACAACATGGACGCAGCAAGATGCGGGCGATGGTAAAGATGACTTTCTGGTGTTTGTATTCTCTACCGGGGAAATTCTGAATTATCAGGGTGATGACCCGGAGTCTGCCGGTTTCTTTGAAATGGTGGGCCGATACATTACAGCCGAGCCATTATCCATCCGTGGCAAGGCCAAGTACGGCTCAGACACCATATTGATGACAAAGGATGGGTATGTAGCACTATCGACCATTGTGCAGGAGGGGCGCATCTCAGACGTTCCCGCATTCTCACGCCTGATTCATAATGCAATAGCGCAGAGAGTTAAATTACGCTCTGGCTTATTTGGCTGGGACTGCCACATCTTTTCTAAACAAGGTCTGTTCGTTTTCAATGTCCCGCTATCTGCCACAACTTCCGAACAGCACGTCTTGAACACAGTTACACAAAGATGGTGCAGGTTTACCAATATTAACGTGAGCTGTTTAGAGGTACATGACGACGAGCTTTATGGCGGGGCAAGCGATGGTACGGTTATCGGAATGCTGCAAGGGAGTGATGATCTTGGCGATGCCATTGAGTATACGGTACTTCCCGCCTATAACTATTTTGGCGACACAGGGAATCAAAAGCACTTGAGCGCAATACAGATACTATCAACACATACCCAGCCGCAACTCATTCAACTGACCGGGTACGCTGATTTCAGAAGCGTTAATCTGGCAGGCTCAACGCCGCTTATTGCACAGCAAGCGCAGGGCGCATGGTCAATTAATCCGTCAACGCCACCAGAAGACGAAGGTTCTTTTTGGGATGAGGATTATTGGGCGGTGGGTGATGATGCAGCAACCACCAAGGGCTGGCAGAACATATCGGCTTATGGGTACGCGGTGTCCTATTTAATGCGCTTTTCTATTGCCGGTGGCTCAGTCTCATGGCGATCAACCAATCTTAGATACAACATAGCAGGAGCAAACTGATGCCTTGGCAATTAAACGGAACATTTGAACGGGTTAATCCCGACTTTACAGGCGCTACAGTTTGGTCACAAGATCAGCAGGTGCCGATCAAGATTATCGCAACCAGGCACGATTATCACGATCAGGATTTAGCGGACGGCATTGAAGCCTGTTTGAATATCAATGGCCTTAATGCCCTACTCGCAAATATGGACGCGGGTGGCTTCACCATTGAAAACCTTGCTGGCATTACATCCACTGAAGTCGTTACTGTTGCCGGCACAACAGGTGCAGTCGTAGAGAGCAACGGCGTTACATTTTTGAAAGCCATGGCAGGCGACTTCTCCACACAAATTACGCTATCCAGCGGTGGGGGCATACAGGTAAAATCCAGCTCCGACCTGAAACTTGAATACGGAGTAACTGGTGCATACTGGAAATATTACGCGCCACTTATGCCATATAAGGTGACGACCACGCAAAAGAACGCGATAGCTTCACCAACATCCGGAATGACGGTATACGACACCACGCTAAACAAACTGTGTGTTTATACAACCGCTTGGGAAACGGTTACATCAAGCTAATGGCTACACTCAACGAAGCGAAATATTCAGCACTGGTAGCCCTAACGGGACTGACTGGTGATGTGACCATCAACGAGCTTGAGCTTGCTTGGCTCAGTGGCTTGGGACATACAACCGGAACGCTGAACGAGCGATGGTTTAAGCTGTTCGATGCCGCTGGTTATACCGGAACATTTAACGAGCGCATGATGAAGTATCTGGGCGGTATTGGGTTTAGTACAGGTTCGCTTGATGAGCGTGAAATGCTTTACTGGTTATCTGGGGGAAGTCTATACGGCAACGACATGGTACTGGTCATGGCAACCACTACCCCAGACGAAACGGTAACAATCCCTTGCCAGAATGTCGGT